TCAGGATCAGCCTCATGCGCCGTGATGATCAGATGCACATCATGCTTCGCCGTGATCCTCAGTATCTTCGTCAGCACGTCGAGCGTGATCGCATTGCGTCCACCATACGCGGACATACCGGGATGCTCCATCGTCGGACTGAAGCCTTTGCCTGCGCCGATCTGATCGCTCACCGCTTGCCGCAACGCCATGTCAGTGAGTGCTGTGACCGAGTCGAGCACAACAGTTTCAATCGACGTGTCCTTGTGTAGTATCTGATCTAACCCGAACGGATTGTCTGATCTACCATGCTTCAGTACCTCCTCAAAGCCATGCTTGTACAGATGCATGACCTTAACGTCTTTGCGATCCAACACAGTCTGGTGCTCATTGTCTCCGAACGATAACCAGAGCTTTCCGCCTGGAGCAGTCGATGCCCATGTCGTCTTGCCATCACCGGCTGGTCCCCATAGTAGGATCGTCATACGACGTGATGTTGTATCGTCTGTCGTTATTTCGAATGGGCCACTGTTGTTCATGCGTCGATCACCGCTCGTTCGCTGGGCGAAGGTTCGGCTGGGACCATGAGTTCGTCAAACGCGAGCCTGCGCCCGGCGGCCCCATCTGGGTCACAACAAAAACTAAGTAACGAACACGGCCGAAAGAAACGATTGCAAGCGTGCGTACGCCGAGTCGCATGTTCAAAATCGGTTTCGTAGGTCTCATAAACCTCAGCATTTTCACGAACCCACGTAGCCCAGTGCTGAACATCTTCCCATCTCCTCATGATTGGCTCGAACGGATACACGTCCTCACCTTTGTTAGTTGGCTTAATCCTAAGCCCTGTCACCCTACTCCGCAGTACCTCGAACCCGAACACGCTTGTACTCGCAGCACAGTAACCGGTGACCTGATGCCTCATGTCGAAGGCGTCTCGCCAAGCATCTCCAAGACGCGCAGCTGTCTTATTTTCATCGATATAAAACTGACCAGTAGACGCTTTACACACCAAGCCGTCCATCGTTCCGACATACCGAATCTCTTTGCCATCCTCATAAGTAAGGACCACATCAAACACTTGCTCAATGCCCACCATAGACTGAGGATTGGTGGGATCTTCGACATAGATTGGCCAGTTGTCCATCTTGGGGAGAGATTCGTCTGCATAGCATATACTCGCCAGTTCCATATTGGTGAGAGTGCGCGTGCTGTCCCTATCGTCGTCCTTCCAACCAGCAGTCTGGAGCACACCGAAGCACAGTTCGAGCAGCTGATCCCGCTCGTCTGTTTGACTCATACATCTATTCCAGACCACATTCCACCTAGCTGACTTGAAGATGCGCCTGCCTGTGACCTGTGCATGTAGCGGGAGGTTCTGCACCTTCTCCAGTTGCCATATCCTAACAGCAGCAAACACTTCATGCATCAGGCTGCCCGCCTCCAACGCCATGCTTCGTGCGTCGCTTTTGTATCTCCTTTGGGCGTGGACTACTCCCCACGTCGGGCACATGGCTATGTCCTCTAGCCGGGAGTTTGAGAAGGGCTTCAAGATCTTTTTCTGTGCTGGAGACGTGGCCAATACCTCCATCAGCCTTGGTCGCTCCACTGACCTGAGCCTCAGTTCGGTCCTTGACTTCGGCCTGTTGATTGATGATAGCGGTATTCGCGGTATTGTAGGCATCTATGTATCCTTTCAACGTAGACATGAGGTTCTGCACGATCTCGATGAACCCCTCGATACCAATCTGCGGGTACTCTACAGCCATCTGTGCCCTTAGCCTGAACTCTGCCTCATGCAGTTCAGCCTCGAACTTGCTCTCGAAGAACGTACCGTCTTCGGTCACATAGCCTTGTGCCATCTTCATCTGTCATCCTCGGGATCAGGCACAACGCTGTGCACATCGACACCATCCATCATGCCGCGCCGTTTCAACTCCGCCAACTGACGCATCGTTTCATTATTAATGGTCATGACTTCTTGCATCCTATTCACTAGCTGTTCCATCAACAGGGTTATCTGGTCGATGGCTCTGCTGAACTCCACCTGAACCTCGAACATATGCGATAGAAGAAACTGCGCTTCGATGTTGAACTCACACTTTGCGAGTCGTCGCTGAAACTCATTGAACTGCATGTTGGCCTCCACCTGTATGAGTCATACATCATTTGTACGTCTCCATTAATCCTGCCTCTTGACGCAGCATCTCGATTGCTGCGACACGCTGATCCAACGCATAGATCACACGGTCGCAGCGTTCGAGTTCCTTTCCGAGCATCTCGTAATGAGCCTTCAGCTTACGATGTATCTTATCCTGCTCAGCCTCCAGCTTCAACGTTTGCCCTGCAACATACTCCATAACGGCAACAATCCGCCTAGCTCGAACAGCCTCGATGTGCTGTTCGAGTTCCTTCGTCGAGTAGTCAGCAAGAGTCCGTTGCAAGACGAGTGCCATCAGCCGCGCTCCACTACCTTGAGTGATACCATCGAGCTGGTCGGAACCTTAGCCTGATCGATCATCTCCTTCGTGGTACTGATCGGCACCTTATACTTACTCTTCGCCAGCAGGTTCGCCAACTCGTCACCACTGAACCGCTTGACAGGCTGCGTCACCCTCGCGAACACAGCGAAGTTCGGGCTCTGTGCCAACTGATGATCACCGGGGTCCAGCGTCTTCTTATCAGGGATCAGTCCTTCCTTTGCCAGCGCAGCCCACGCAGCCTCACTCCTGTTGCGAGCGTACGCCTCAACACGATCCCACATGAACGCCTCACCGAGAAGCGCACCTGTGTTGCTCTTACTATCTGGATTGATTGTGCCGTTAGCCTTGCCCAACTTGGCAAGCGTCTTGATGATGTCTGTCTCGTATCCCATGGCAGCCTCCGTTGTATGAGTCAAACAACTCAGAACTCCTGCGGCCTTGGCCTCTTCGGTGGACGATCGTAGTCATCGATCTCACTGACATGCCGATGGATTACAGTCGCTTGCTCATGTACATCGAAGAGAGTCGCTTGGATCGTATCCTGCGGCCTGTCACCGTTCAGCACCGTGAACCTACAGTGTTGATCTGACAACATCTGCTTCTCAATGGTGCTGCTCTCATACATCATCTTGACACTCCACTCAACGGCATCAAGATTGCTGAACAGATACAACCCTTCGTCGTACCGTACTACCCAAACCTGTGTCATCTTACTTCTCCTTAGAGTTAACTCCATCCCGATGAGATCCTTCAACGGGGCGAACGTCACGTTGCTGGTCCTTTCTGAATGAACTTCGGTACTTCATGTGGCAAATTCTGCTCGCGTATCTGTCGCAACGTTTCTTGCTTAGTCGCCTGCTGCGGCTCAGGCGTGGGCAGGTGCTTGGCGAGATGATCACGCTCAGCCATGAGGTGTCCCTTCTCCACGTCCAGAACAGACATCGCCTCGTCAATACGCCTGATCTGTGCGCGGATCAGGTGATGGTACTCGTTCAGCATCGCGTCGTTCTGGACACGAAACACGTCTGCTCTCTCTGTCATGCCGCTCTCCCGCCCTTGATGGACTTGAACCGCGGCTTCGTCGTGTCAATGGACAGCTCGCGACCAGTAGCGTGGACCACAGCCTTGATGGTGCAGAACTGCGGCCGCCTCGTGTTGCCACGGAACCACCGATACATGCAGTCAGCACTCACACCACTGGACTTGCTGATCGACTTGACAGCTTGCCCGAACGTCATACCACGCAACGCTGCATAGATATCGACACACGTTCGCACGGTGTCGATCACTGGGTCTTTGTCCTTGAACCTGTATGTGCCGTACATCAGCTTGCTCCGTTGTTGTATGACTCAAACATTACCACGACGAACACGACGACCAGAAGCATCGAGCGCCGCAGCCAGCTCCATCAACACAGCGATCTCAACCTTCGCCGCCGTCCTGATGCGCCCCGCCTTCCCATGCGGAATACGATCGATGATCATCTCAGCATGATCGGCAACCGTCTCCAACTTATCCAACTGCTCCGCTGACTGGAGAAGCAGTTCCTTGTTCAACCCATCGACGCTCCCCTCCATGCGACCGGCCACAGCCCGTAGCAGTTGGGACAATCCTTGCACGCTAGTCATTGGTTCATTCACGGCAGCCTCCTTTGTTGTATGACTCAAACAACTTGGCCGAGGGGGATCTCCCCCGACCAAGACCTTAATTATAGCAGATTTATAACACTATGTCAAGCACTATTTTCGAGTGTTTGGCCTGTCCTTTCTTGGCTCCACGCGATCCTCTTCGCGAGGTCGGCGATGTCGTAGTTCCCACTAATAGATATAACGTTCCGGTCTTCGCCCCCACCCAACTCAATAGTACTCCCCTCCTGTGACAAGGCACAGTCTGTGAAATGATCCGCCAACGCTTGCCGCTTTGCACTGTTCAATCCCCTCTGGCCTGTGATGTCGAGGATGATTAGCATCATACGGTTCAGCACAACCGTTTGCTTGCTCTCCTTGTTTGAGTCACACAAGATCTCAGCTTGGAGGCGCAGCTGTTCAAACAACTGCTGCCTCCGAGCATATTCACGCCTGCGTTTGTTGTTGTCTCTCACGACACACTCCTATCCATACTGGGGCTTGATACCAGCTTGGCTCTTGTTGAGCGCAGAGTTGAAGATCGGAGCTGCAACATGCTCCTTAAACACACGCATGTCAAGCACGATACCAGCTACACGTTGGGCTGCCTGTGCTGCTAGTCTCTGCGCTGTCTCCAACCTATGCGCAGTCACAGGGAAGTACTCGATCGCCCCCGTGAACGGCTTCTGTATCTCGATGTAATAGTCTGTCATCGCTTCGCTCCCGTCTCAGTTAGAGGGGACTGGTCTTCCTTCTTAATCTCATCGAACTTCTTCTTCGCATCCTCTCGCAGAAAGAATATCCAACTGCGATCCTCAATGTCACTTGGCAGATAGATCGTGACTTCGTACCGATCCTGCGCCTGTATGTGAACAAGCACAAGCGTGTTCTTGTTCCGCATCTTGTATGTTTCGAGTTCCACCTGTGGCCTCCATGATAGTATCCGCATCAGCTCTATCCCAAACATGTTTGACTCATACAAGTTGGAGCCTTTTACGGTCATGCTCAGGACCACGCACTACAACGCCTCTGCGCCCTCAGGACCGCGGCTCGCTGTGGGCTTGAGCTTCAACTCCTTCACATGCTTCTTGATGAAGGCACGAAGCTCCTTCTCGTGATCGAGTATGTTCTCCAGTTGTTCCTTGTACAAGGTGGTGGGGAAACGTCCACCCATATAGAGCGAGATCGCACCCTTCTCACTCACCTTTGCACTCAACATTCCATTCGCAGCCATGACTTGCTCCTATCTAAGTGGTACTTGACACATTGCTAGTGTGGAAATGAGGATGGCAGCCACTAGCACAGCTGCCACCCACGCTGGTGCACTCACTTGTGCATGTCCACAATCTTCTGGAACGACGGACCACGATCATCAGGCCGCGGCTTATCGACGATAGCCTTGTCAATCGCACGAGCAACCCAGTCTGTGTCGGAAGGGAACTCTAACTTGGCCCACGCTATCGCCGCATTCCTGTCAGGGAACGGGCCGAAGACCTCAGCCTCGTGATCAGGATCGCCGATGACAACCCAGTCCTTCGGCTCGTGCTTCACCACAGTGAACACCCACGAAGTCTCACTGCCCTCACCTATCACGTAGCCATCGAGCATGGTCATCAATTCCTCGAAGTCCATCCTCGGGTGATCGAACACCTGCGTGTCCATCTGATCGCTGTTGTTCACACTCACATCGAGCGTGTACTGCGTTGCTCTAGCCATAACCTAACCCTCCACCTTGAGCCACTTGCCATCGGCCTGCTTCTTGTATCGCTGGCCATAGCCTGTGCCTAGTTTGTGATACATTCTATTCTGCTTCCAACTCTGTGGGTTCATGATAGCCCACGGTCCACTTACCGTGGGCGCATCAATGAACTCGTCGTGGATCGGCATTCCGAAGTCATCGCCGGGGCCGATGTCGCCTGTCCAATACTTGGCCATGTTGTGTGACTCATACATCTGCGTTGATGTAAGGCTCAGACAGAGCCGGTGGATACGTCTCACTCATGTACAACTTCTGCCAACCACTGGTCCGTTGAGCATACAACGCTGCCCGCTCGTTGGCCTTCATCCTCTTCACGAACTCCTTGTACGCAGGCTTGAACGTATGGAACGTGATCCTTGTACGTGACGGTAACACATGCACCACAAACAACTCGACGGGATTACTCTTTGGTGTTCTACTTGTACTCGTACTCATGGCAGCTTCTCCTCTGGTTGTGTGACTCATACAACTTTCGTCTGGCCTTCACTCAAAACACGACAATACCACAATGATAGCATACTTATAGCACGTTGTCAAGCACTATTTTTGCCCCTACCGGGTTGTATGACTCAAACAACTTTCGACGGTGGCCAGAAGCTGCCTGTGACCAGAAGCTCCCGGCGACGTGCCAGCGCAGCCGCCCGGGAGCAGGGCCGAAGCCCTGCCCGTCACGGCAGCACGATCACAGCGAACCACTCGTTGCGCCAAGCCAACCGCGCAGCAAACCGCGCGATGGCCAACGTGGAATAGCCTTGCACATTCCAGCCTTCCACGGTCTTGATGTAGACCTTAAACATTGGCAGCCTCTTTTGTTTGAGTCACACAACTTCAGTCCTTCGAGCCGTCGAAACCATCGAGCAACTCGGCACAGAGAACGTCAAGCTCTGTGCTACTTGCATCGGCCAGCCAGATCATCAGGGCACAGCGGAAGACATCCGCTTTCCCGTCTTGATCGAAGTCCTGGACAATTCCAGTTTCAGATAGGTGCATAGCAGCCTCCTAGTTCACAGTCCCAAAGGGACAAACAAAAAAGGCGGGGCACGAATGCCCCGCCTCATTCACAGCCCGATCGACTGTAATCAGTCGATCGCCTTGTCAATCGCGTTACGCAACGCGGTCAGAGCCTTGACCACAGCTTCAGGCATCTCGCCCGTAAAGCCATTGATCGCCTTCGTGATGTCTTCAGCGACACCGACGAGATGCGTTGCGGCGTCAACAGCCTTCACGCGACTGTCAACCCGTGGCACGATCTCGACGCCATGCGCCTTGCCAACAGCACGCACAACCTCAGTGAAGGACGGCAGAACCTTGAGAGGCTTCACGAGCCCCGTGGCCTTGCCCTTCTTGTCGAGCACCGGAGCGTTCTGGTCCTCATTCAGCAGGACAGACGCCGCACCGAAATGCTTCGTCAGTGCACCGTCAGACTTTTTGGTTTCAGTCAGACGCAGCACGCCATTCTCTTCCTTCACGATCAGGTTCCGCTCGATTGCGTGAAGCGCAACCCGCATAGACTTCGTCATCATTGTCGAGAAGTTGGTGCGGATGCTCTTCTTTCTCTTGAGCGTGCGATGATCGTCGCCAGGCATTGCCATGATTGCAGCACGAGCCTCTGGCGTCCAGTCGGTCTTTTGTCCGTCGGAAACCATCAGGCCGATGGCCAAGCGCATTTGCTTGCCCAAAATGCCCTTCTGCGACTTGTTGCCGGTAACAGCATGAGCCAGGTTGATTGAACGATCCGCAGAACCGGCCTTGTAAGCCGCGATCGCGAGAAGGACTTGAGCCTTTCCGCGATGGCTCTCTTTGCCAGAACGCAACTCGTCAATCATTTGCTCGTCTGTCGCCAGCGCAGTCAGGTGATTAAGAGCAATCATCCCGACTTCGGTCGACAGCGCCGTAGACTTGGGCATTGCGACCAGCGCAGTTCCCAACTCCTCGCCGCCCTCTTCAGCTTTCGCCTTGGGGGCAGCCTTCGGTGTCGTTTTCGCTACTGCTTTCTTAGCCATCTTTCTTGCTCCAAAGTTGTATGAGTTAAACAACTCACACGGTGATGTTGCATTTCTGCAACACTTAATCATAGGCACATTGCAGAACCTATGTCAAGCTCTGTTTTTCAACTGTGATTTACGAACATTCCAGTCGATCGCTTGCCGCGAACGTTGCGGCCGCAAACGAGCGGCGTGGGCGAGCCTAGCTAGATACTCGTTTCCGTAGTCCTGCGTTGCTAGCATTTGCGAGGCATTCAGGAAGGGAAAAGGTAATCTGTAAGCTAGTACCGGAATGTCGGTAAATCACAGCCGATTTGAAAAGGAACAAATGGCCGCATTTGCGCGGCCAAAGATTGGAGTTCAATTCGCCTTGTCGCTTGCCTTGTCGGGCACCCGCTGAAAATTCGCCTTGGCGGCCGACTTCGTGACATATCCCTTCCGGGCAACGCATTCCACGCGGAAAGCATTCCACGCGGCCGAGCCTTCGCCCTTCGGAGTGTTCTTGCGAGTGTCGCTTTCCTTCCACTCCGCACCGCATGTCCGAATGACATCGGTATACGTGACGGGGGCCGTTTCCGCGCGAACCGAAAGGACCGACGCGAGAACGAAAGCAATTGCGAGAACGTTGCGCATTTTAGCCTCTTTTCGCATACCGCGAACCATTTCGCGATAGTCCAAATGGACAAACCGCACCGCACAAAAACCATTGTGCGGTGCGAAAAAGATGGCTGTGAACTTTTGGTATTTCACGGGGAAAATGCCAGGCCTTTCAGAGGCCTCCCCCAAGTCACTGACACCGCCACTCCTACCCTTCGGTCGCGGTCTCGCTTCACGGCATCACCCGGAAAAGCGCGCGCCTATCTCTCAGAACAGTCTCGATCGGTCAGTTGGACCTCGATATCCCTACGCCTTCTCGATCGGCGCTCCGCGCGGGAACGTGTCTTCACGCGTCGACTTGGGTCATGCGAGCCTCTGGCGGGCGCGGGGTGGTCCGGGGTCTCCATCGCGGTCAATCACCGCAATCACCACAATAAAGGAAGCCGGCCGGGATACCATATCTTTTTGCTATCTTCACGCTTTCGTGATCGAGCCTCCTAACCTCTTGGAATCGCTCATGAAATCGCGCCGCGGCACGGATTACATGACCTCAAAATGCGCGCAAAAGATGTATGACTCAAACATGAATCAAAAAACCAAGCGGCATATCCCTTTGATATCATTGTGATAATTCCAATGCCAAACAATGACATTGACCCGCCCCCTTGGCGCGCGCGCATGACTACGTGTGGTGCCTACGTCTTGTAGCTATGCGTCTGGTGCATGACTCCCCTCCCCCTAGGACTATGGTCCTACTCCCCCCCTCATCCAAAAGGGTACTATAGTAGGGTTGACATGGCGGGGGGCGAGGGCTTGCCCGAGATGGTCCGTGTCTGGATTGTTGCTGTTGAAATTGAGGAAGTTGTATGATTCAAACATCATGGTCGTGAATGCGAAAATCTGACGACAAGATCCGTGCCTGCGGCGCGCGGAGATTGGCGTCAGCTGCCCCGGACGGAGAGGGAGGTTCTAGCAGTGGGTGGTACAAAAGAATCCCCCCGGGACTAGGGGAGGCCTAGTACACCGGGGGCGGGTCTCCAACGGGCGGTCGGAGCGCTTGCCTGAAAGGGATGGGGTGGAACATCGGGGTCCGACCCCATCCAAGTCGCAGGCGTTAAGCAGAGAAGACCCAAACCAGAGGTGCCGTTATTGGATCCTCTCAGCATAAGTATTATAGCATGGTTGGGGGATTGAGTCAAGGGCTATTTTTTGTGTGAGTCAAACAACTTTTTGGGTCGCGCACGATACCGACTCCGTCGGATGTGTGGGTATTCCCTGGGATAAGATGTTGTTCGTGTCTCTGTGTGTGCTGCGCACACCCACATCCACTCACGCACGCCCCTTCCCCGTTAAGACCACTAATTATAGCATGAAAAAACCATCGTGTCAAGCACTATTTTAAGGCCGGAAGTTGTGTGAGTCATACAAAATCAGGAGCTTATAACATAATGATAACACCTAAATCACCGCTTGACATCATGCGCGAGACATGCTATACTACGAATCGTGGGTGATTTGTACTTGCTCCATGGCACCCAGACTAAAGCGACCGGGGAGTTCAGTGTGGCAGCTTCCTCCTCGGTCGCCCTCCGTTGAACCGCAGCTTCGAGCTGTGTGACTCATACAACCTCCTGGAAGGATCAGCGTCATGGCGACGACTAAATTCTATTCGGCAGTTGTGAAGGGCGGTTTCTGGGAAACCAATGGCGTCGGAAACCTGACACCCATCCCAGGAGCGAGGAGTTACGGCAGACGCAGGACAGCGCAGAGCTTCGGTGGAAGTGGTCTCGCTGCGTTTCGTGAACTGGGTGAGACTCTTACGGGTGCTGTTCCTGGTGGAGTAGCATTCAAGGCTCTCGGTGTTGTTTCTGCAAGTCCAGAGCTTGGTGGGCTGCGGCCTATCGTATTGCTCCCGGTAATCAACCGTGTAACGACTGCGGCAGACGTGCAGGAAATTGATGATGACCTTTGGACGATGACGAATCGAACCACGTTCGGTGCGTTCCCGCCGGTTAATGGCGATCGCAATCCGCTTGGGACTCGGTAGTTGTTTGAGTCAAACAGATGGACCCGCAAGATTTTATCAAGCGGTTGTTGACAGGTGAGGGGCTGAGCCTTGATGTTCAAGGGCAGCCTCAATACGCTGACATCCAAGGTCGTTTCACTATTCCGATCCAGCCAGATGTGGAAGCTGAGATCAGGGGAGGGATGCAGCGTGATCCGTATCAGCCGAGTGGGTTTGGTGGTTACTCTGGCGGGCTCACATTAAAGAAGAGGTTCTGATGCCGAGACTTCTGGCGAAGCCTCTCGCGAAGGCGGGGGATCCGTTTGTGAATCCTGACGGGACTGTTGTTCCGCCAGATCGTATTCATGGCGGTGTTGATATGTCGATACCGAAGCCGAAGGCTGAAGAGTTTAAGCCTCACAAAAAGCGGACGTTGAAGGATCTGCCTGCTCCTGTACCAACGCTTAACGGCGTTGCTTGCGTTTTTATGTACACGACCTTGGGCTTGGGTGATCGCGAGATTGCTGACACCTTGAAGATTACAGTGAAGCAGTTGAAAGAGCTACGCGCTCATCCAGCATACGCTGAATGCTTCGAGGCGGTCACCTCAGAGTTCATCAACATCAATTCGGATATGATCAATGCGAGGATCGCGGCATACAGCCACGATGCCCTGACGCAGATCGCGAGTATTGCACTCAATGGAAAGGAGGAACGGAATAAGCTGCGGGGCAGCATGTACCTGATGAATGCGGGAGGGTATGGCGACAAGACGAATATGCCTGGGGCTTCGGCTAAGAACGATCTTCGTATCGTAATCATCGGCAAAGACCAGGACGTTCGAATCGAAGGTGTATGAGTCATACAACGGGAGGCCGAAGTGGCGAAAGACAAACACGAACTTGAGTCGATGACTAAAGACGAGCTGATTAACTACGCTGACAGCGTGGATGCTGAGGTGCAGCATAGTTGGCTCAAAGATGAAATCGTTTCGGCAATTCTTAAGGCTCAGCGGGCAGCTGCTCGGCAAGGAGCGTCTAAAAACCCCTCACCGAAGGAGGCAGACATGGACGAAGCCGAAACTAAACCTGTCAAGGTAACAGGCGCGGTCAATATCAAAGGTCAGGACTATAAGGCGGGCGACGAGGTTCACCTGACCGAAGAAGAGTGTTCGACGCTGACGGAGCTTGGTGCTCCGATTGAAGGTGTTGAGCCGATGGATGACGAAGCCATCCAGTCGAAACATGAGGAAGGTGTAGAGGCGCAGAAGCAGCGACTCGAGGACGAGCAGAAAGCTCGAGACGAGCAGGATGCGAAGAATAAAGCCGAAGCTAAAGGCGAGGAGTATCAAAAGGCTTAGTGACATTTAGTCCCCCGACTGTCACTAGGGGGTGCAGGGTGTTTCACATTCTAGCCGCCCTGCACCTTTAACTTTCACATCTTGTGTGAGTCATACAAATGACCACTAACATCTTTGATATGAGCGATACGTGGAACAGTGGCGGAACCACGTTCAACGCCGTTAAGATGACTGTGAACGATGCAGGCAGTGCGCCTGATTCGAAGTTGATTGATTTGCTTCTTGGCGGCACGACACGATTTAACGTTGGTAAGGACGGTACGTCGATTCGTGGGACTCTTCAGGTTGGGGTCGCTGGTGGGAACTATGCGTTAATTGAAGGCACTCCTGCGGGGGGTCAGTCAGTTATTTACGGAGTTGACCCTGCGAGTGCTGATGCTGCGGTCAATGTTGTGATCCGTTCGAATAGCGGGATATTGCTTTATAAGGGTGGCGGGTTGCAGATGGTTGCGACCGGCCCCGATGTCTCGACGCGCTATATTCAAATTACTGGTGCGTCGGGTGCGAACAATCCTCAGATTATTGCGGGTGGTGGTGGTCGTGTTGAGATAGACAGTCTGGCGATGACTGGCAATCCAACTGCCACAACACAGCCAGCGGCTGACAACAGCACGCGGGTTGCTACGACCGAGTTTATTAAGCGGGAGAAGTATGTTCACACTGCTCCGCCAACGACATTCAATCAGTTAGCAGGGTTTGCTGATCCTCCTGATGGGACGCTGATCCAAGGCATTGATATGCCAGCGGCAGGGCTCAAGAAGATTGGGCCTAACCTTGTTTTGTCTGATGATTTGGATGCGCTCGAGAATCTGACCGGGGTTCATACGATCTATTACAGATCGGGCCTTAGCACTTGGACGCCTGTTGTTATGGGTCCGAGTATGTCGTTTACGGGTGACACATTAGATTTGGCTGCTGGCGCTGGAGGTGTCGTTGACGCTGAGTACATTGTCAGTGTGAGTCACACTGGTTTGAGCGCTGAGCGTGTTCTGACAGATACCGCATCAATCGTTTGGGATCGTTCGACGCCGGGTCAGATAAAAGCAACTGCCGCTGCGGGTGGTGGGAACGTTAGTAGTGTTGGTACGCCCCTTACCAATACCTTTGCACAATGGGTTACGCCATTCTCAATTCAGGGAATCTCTGGTTCGGTCCTGCTTGGGCAAATCGGCGGGCAGCCCCTCGATGCAACGTT